GTAAATCTAAAATTCCATGTAATAAAACAACGCTCTGAACACTCTCATCTGTAATGATTTGAGTGTCAGAACGTTGCGTGTTAAACGTCATATTAAAATGTTCAGTACCATTGAAACGTAAACAACGATGAAAAATATCTTCAACCATATCTGTTGTAATTGCTCTATCATCTGCCATATTCCAAACATTAATTGTTTGAACAATATCGCCGTTTAAAGCATATTTATTACTACTCGTGACTAGTTGACTGTTTCCAACGATAACGAATGGATATGGTACATTCTCGCTTTTCTGTGGCAAATAATCATAAGTATTATATTTTTCATCGCAATAAGAATAAAAGTAATTAAATAGTTCAAAAGCTGGTGAGTATATCATATTTAGCCACCTTTCGCTGCTTTAACAATATCTGAAACAAATCGAGGGTAAATCTCGTTTAGAGCTGGTTTCATAACTGGCTCGGCTGACATGTATCGAGTTCCATATTCAAGGTATTGAGAATATTCAGTTTCCATGGTTACTTTCCCTGTGAATCCATTATTTAAGAAATATGGATTAGTATGTTGTGCCGTATATCTCTTTGAATATCCTTTTACATACGTATTAGGCATTCTACCAATAGCATTTTCTTGTAGTGCTACCGTATTAGATTTAATAGCTTGCTTAACAAGTGACATATCGGCCATTTTCTTAAATTTAATCTTAGTCTCGTTTATACCTTGAAATTTAATATGAATTGCCATTAGACTTGACCGACCAAAATACTATTAATCTTTAACGGCTTCAGACTATGAAGCATTGAATAATGTTTATCACTATCGCCAATAACTAAATAAGACCAATCGAAGTTAATATCTTCGGTTAGTCTTATAGTTTTAGTATTAATGTCATATTTTCCAAATGTCTCCATATTTCTTTGAGTAGAGTTATCCGTCACATTAGCCCAAAGTGTCGCTACAAGTTGCGTGTCAGCCTCATGTTTTCCAGTTTTTGGATTATATTTGTCGGCACCCTTTGAATAAAATCTTATTTCTTCATCGAATCGCATAAGGATTTATAAATCTCACTTTAGATTTAGAACTATCTTGTTGGTTATCCAAATAGTCGGCAATCTCTTTTTCAAATCCAGCAAAATCGTCATCATTAAAAGTTGCAGATTCTCCATCTTGACTATAAGATGTCATACCCTCGTTTTTAATTCTGTTAAATCGTCTTACACAAACTTCAAGAATAATATAATCAAGCTCATTCGGCACTAACTCACTTGATTTAAGATGTAGTTTACTTTTAAGACGGATTTCAGTTTGTTTCTCAATCAAGGTTAGTAAATCATCTTTGCCACTACCTTTTAAATTAAGAAACGTTTTTAAATCATCAATTGAAGCCATTTAATCAACTCCTATTTGCCATCTCCTGTTGCGGGAACTGGAGCATCAATAGTTGAAATGAATACACCATCTAAACGTTCTGGGAAAATTGCCAATGCAGTTGCAATAACAGTTTGATATGAAAGCTTATCAGGAACTGATGTATGTGTCATACCAATTAATCCGGTTTGGTCAGTAACCAAATCAAATGCTTGTCCTAATGAGCCACCAGAAATATTAGCACTGTAAACATTCAAGTTATCGGAAGCGGTTGCATTAATTGTTCCTTGCTTTACTGATCCAGTTAGAAAAATTACATTGAATCCTAGGAAATTTTGAATATATTGTAGTCCGAATACTGATTGAACGGTAATTGGAGTATTTCCAAGATATGCATATAAATCAATTGGATTTACAAAGGCAACAGATTGAATATCTGTATCTTCAAATGCTAGTGATAATTGTGCCAACACATTAGCAAGTGCTGATTGAAATCCTGTTCCGTTAGCTTTACCAGTACCTTTTGCAATTTCAGTAAATAAATCTGTCTTAATGTCTCGATGAATCTCATGAAGCAATTTTTTATCCGTGTCACTAACTGCAGATTTAAACCCTGCACTTTGAATAGCTTCAGCTGGAACTAATTTACGCCACTTAGAGAATTCCAATTCCTTTGTATCTGCAAGTTTTGTTTCCACCTTAGAAAGCGGAATTGTCTCACCTTCACCAACTTTACCACCAGCTTTAGTAACGACTGACTTGTAAATTTTGATAGTTGAACCAACACTTAATTTTGTTAAACGTGATACACCCAAAACCTTTAGTAAGGTTCCGATTCCTTCGCTAAATTGATTAGTATAGTCAACTGATTGTGCAATTAAATCTGTTGATAGTGTTGTATTTTCTTCTGCTGCCATTTAAATGGCCTCCTAAAAGTTATTTTTAAATAAATCCAAGTGAGCTGCAATTTGTTTTTGTCGTTCATCTTGGTCCTGAATCTTTAAAATATCTGTTTTCGACATAGTATTATTTCCACCATTAGTACGTGGTGTATTGCCTTGTGAGAGTTCTTTTGTAACTTGTTCACGAATAGATGTAGCAAAGCTTAAAGCCTTTGAAACGTTAGATTTTGTCGTCTCAGCGTCACCAGATGTAACTAAGTCAATCATTTCATCAGTTGGAGTAACTCCACCATCAACAATCATTTGTTTAGCAGTATCTCTCATTTGATACTTAGCTAATTCATCACGTGCAGATTGTGCGTCTGATTTCAACTTATCAATTTCATACTTGGTCTTATCATCTTTATTCATCTTGGCCAATTTCTTGGCTTCATCGACTTCTTTTTGTTTTTGTTTCTCAAACTTTGCATATTTATCGTTAACAATACGATCAACATCAGCATCAGAATACTTCTTTTCTGATTCCTTGTTTGTTTCTGTATCAGTTGAATTGCTTTGTTCTTCACCGTTATCGGAATCCGATTCACCAGCTGGGTCGGCAAAAAACTGCAAATTCAATTTGATATGTGATTTTGAACTAAATTTCATTGGTAAACCTCCAATAGCTTTTAACGTGAATCAATGCTTGCACGTTTCCATACCTTTTTAAGTCATAAATGCTTGGACTATATTATTTTTGGTACAAAAAAAGCACTCAACTTTTGTTGAATGCTTACAGTTAAAATTTATTCTAAATTAAATAATTCCTTAGCTTCCTTTTCGGCAGCTTTCATTCTTTCCGAGTAGCCAGGTTGTGATTCAATTTCTTTAATGTGTTGTTTCTCTTTTTCGGTTAACGGACGATTATTAGTATCGTCTTGAACCATATATTTATATTTATTTTTTGACATAGTTAATCGCCCCCGATTCATAAACTTTATCAGTTGCTTTCAAGTTAGATTCCTGTCTTGTAAGCCCTTCTTTTCTAAACTTATTATACCAATAATCGTATATTCTTTCTATATCATAGTTTCGTTTTGTCAGTTCAATGGCTTGGACTGACCCATTATGAGATATTATGATACTTTTATCAACTTTGTCTTCAGTATAAAGCGTTTTTATATCCTCATAGGATGGTCTTGAACTATTTGGATGATTATGTATAAGAATAACGTCATTACTATTATCAATAATGTTGGCATACTGTTCTTGAGTTAAGCCAACCTTACCATCAATAGATAGCTTATCTTGTTTTACTATAGGCTCACCGGTTCTGGAATCAATGGCATATAGATCTTCATAATTCGTACCACCTCTATGATTCAATATTTTAATTGAATTTACATAAACTGATTCGGTAACTAGTTTCGACATTCCTATGGAATAAAACTTATCATGATATTTCTTAGTATTTACAATTTTATTGTTAACACTAAGCGAATTTGTAGATAACTTTCTCTTGGGTTGATTTGCTGTTAAATAATCATTTCCACTATCAATGTTAACAACTGGAATAAATGAACAACGACAGTTTGGATGCATGGGGATATTAATATCGTCAAGATCGTATATCTTTCTATCCTCAGGTAAACAAAATTTACATGCTGTTGGTTCTGCTATCCATTTAGCCTTATCAAAACCCTCATCTTTGTATAGCCTCTTACGATACTGCGTTGATACCCTCGTTGATTCTGTTCTAGCAATCCTTTGAGCAACATATTTAGCGTTTTTAACGTTGTCCTTAATCAACGGTCTCAACATAGTTGATAACTGTGTCGGGTTCATTCCTTGAATTAAGCCACGATTGACAATTTCACCAAGTCTATTAACTAACTGATCATTGCTTGTCCATAATCGCTGTGAGAATGTAGCGCCTTGATAAGATGAATCAACTAATGACTTCACTCTTAAATCTATTTTAGGTGGAACTGACTTAGCTAAAATTCCAGCCTGTCGCTTAGCCTCGTCATATATATCATTTTCAAGCTTAGAACGTAGTTCACCTTCAACACCATTAGTTACCTTTGCGGATTCCATTCCGAGCTGTGAAGCCAACATAGACTGTCTATTGATTCTCATTGTTGCATTATAGAGTTTCATTCTGTCGTTAGCATACTGTGAGAAGTCTTTCTCTTTAACCATTCTTGCAGCTTCTTTACTCAACTCATCAATATCTGCTGAATCAACACGCTTTCTTGCCTCTTCAAAAGTAATATTTGAAGTTTTGGCATACTTGGTATAGAAACTTGAAATATCTTTATAACATTGAAGTTCTAACTCGTCATACTTAGCAGCGACTATCTTATCAAAGTTCATATCTTTACGAATCTGGCTATTAATCCATTCTTTTTCCCGCTTGTCCCAATAATTTTGCTTTTTAATCATGGTTATTTACCTTGGTTATCAGTTTTATTATTCGGAATATTCTCGTCAATTTGATAATCATACTTCAAACCAGCGTTATCCTTTGCTTGATTGGCCTTGTCTTTATTCTCACTGGCAATTTTCTTAATTTCTTCATCAGGATCTTTAACAATAGATAGTGTGCTTAACATTGTTTCATCACTAACAAGGCCATTAATTGTTGAAGCAGTTTGAGCCTCTTCTGCGTTGTTATTAGGCAAATTACGAACAAATTGGAATTGAATATCCTTACTCAAATCAACATTTCCGAAGTTATTAATACTGCCAATTATGCTAAATAAGGCTCTCAATTGCTTTGTAAACTTGCGTTCCTTGTTTGATGTAAGATTGCGCATAGATAATAGTTTGTACTCTAGTGAACGTCCTGATGTAGCATTGCCAAACACCTCATCATTGATGTTAGCAACCATTGAAATTTGAAAGATAAGATTAGTGACACGATCAATAGCATGTTCTTGTGTCTCATCTGCATTAGGTTTCTCTAGGAATTTAATATCAATCTTGTCTGAATCGCCACCATATAGATTGATTACACGGCTTTGCTTAATGTTGCCAATTTCATCGGTGGGTAATTCAGCGCCCAAAATAGCAAGATAGGCATCAGCGAAGTAATCAATATCATCAGCTTTTTGTGACAATAGCTTATTCAGTTCATCAATCAATGTTGATACACCATCAGTTACTGCAGTTCTTTCAGAATTATCAAAGAATTCAACAGCTGGAACGTGACCCTGATAAACTAGCTGCTGTTCGTCAATGATACTAACGTTGCCATCATCTTTGAATTCTTGATATTTGTTACCAAAATAAATCGTACCGACAATATTTTTTTCTTTATCATGACCATATCTAATAAAAGCTAGTGGCTTATGTTTAATAGAATCATCGTAAATCATAAATCCGTTTGTTGGTCTGACAACAGCAATGTTTGTATTACTGTCCTCATCTTGATAGCAAAGAACATAAGAACGTCCATAGATACTTGACTGCTTTGCTAACTCATTCAAATCATCCACAAATGAATTATCGTTTAACCAGTCTTGTAATGACTTATTAGCATTCTTATCATCTAATTTGATAGTTGGTGCTATCCCAACAAAAAAGCCATTTAACGTATCGACCAGGTATTTTGGCATGTCGATTATTAAATGGTTTTTATTTAGTAGTGCTTTAGGGTCATCATGATACTTTGGAACAATTCCCTTGTAGTCATTCAATTTTTTCTGATACTTATTAACCAGAAATTGCTTGTGATAGTTAATGAATTCTGAAATATCATCAGTCCCAATCTCTAATTCTTTAGGAAATATAAAAGAATCATTTTCTTCTAGTACACTTCCATTTGTAAAAAATGACATTCAACAACCTCCTCTAAAAAATACTTTGTCTGCTTGTTTTAACATGAATCTTACCTTTACCATTAATGGCTTCAACAGCATATCTAGTTGCATCCAACACGTGGTTAAAAGCGTCTACTGGCTTGTTAGTATATTCGTTGGTTTTCTTGTCCTTGACCCATGTATAATTGTCCAATTCCTCAATTAGTGTCTTGCAACGGTCGTCAACTATGAAATGAAATTGTTCAAGAAAGTTGATCCCCTGGATAATTGAATCTGGTCCTTTTTTTGCTGCTCTAATTCTTTGAATGCCGTTACGTTTAATTTCATCAATAGATTTCTTTTCAGCAGCATCAGCCGTTATCACTTCTTTAGAGAAACCCATATCAGTAATGACATCAGCTATTTGATTATTAAGAAGTCCTTTTTTTGTATATTCCTCTAAGAAATAGATATTTCTGTTTTCCTCGTCAACTTTAATGAATATGAATGCCGACGGATCGTTAATATAACCGAAGTCGAGGCCGAACATGCTAGGAAGTCCTTTGAGCGCCTCACTGTCCTTATCTAAGCGGCGTATATCATAGTTAGGATAGATTAGCTTATCTAATGTTGCGAACTCACCAAGCGCATATATTCGATACCAGACAGGATTGTTAATTTTAAGCTGTTCAATATTAGCTTTAACCTTTTCATCTAGGAAACGATTATCTTTATAAACTGACTGATGTATCGTTGTGTCCGGTTGTTTGCTAATAAAGAAATATTTGTATATCCAATTGGCTTTAGACACTGGGTTAAACATCAAGAATATTTGTTTGTCACGGTATTTTTTATCACGAACACGTAATTTTAATTGTTCGTAATCTTCTTGATTGAACTCGGTTGCCTCTTCCATGACAACATCAGAAACGGCCTTAATTGATTTAATCTTTTCTGGATCATCAAACCCTTTAAATAGGAATATTGCTCCGTTTGGTAGTGTTATCTCGAAATTAGTCTTGTTAAATTGGCAATAGTCCCAAAGTTTCCACTCTTTCAAACGTATTTTTACATCTTCAAGTATAGAATCCTTAACGGAAGTACCAGTTTTACGCAAAAACAATACCTTACGCGGGTGTTTCCACTTCTTTAAAGCCTTTAATAACACTTTTTGAACAACTCCATGAGACTTACCACTAGAAGCGCCACCGTACCAAATTTCAGTAAAGCTGTTGTAATCGTATAGTACGTTAAACACCGGCTTATTAAATTCATTTTGAGGTTTAGGGAAATTTAAATTAATCTCCATCTTCTTCATACTCCCCAATTGTGATATTAATATCGCCTTGTGTTAGATCAACCTTATCTGTGAAGAGTGAGTAACGTCTTCCAAGTAATTCAAGTGCTTTGTTTTTATCACTATTGTGTGTCGGTGTAATGACTGTCTTAGGTTCCTCATTATAAACAACCTTGTCATAAGTCTTTTTCTCGCCCTCAACCGTAATTGTGTCAGCCTTTTTAACAGTAACAACCGTGAAATCTGGTGTTTCTCCTCTTGCCATTGCTGTTAAACGTTCCATAACTTCCACACTGTCCATTATCTTAGAACTGCTGATTTCTTTAAGCTTAATGTCAATATATTCCTTGACCTTAGCATTTTTAAGCAGCCTATTAGCATTTGAGCCAGCAACAGTATCACTAACTTTATAACCAGCAGCTAAATATGAGCGTGTCGCATTACCAGTTTTAATATATTCATCAGCGAACTTTCTTTGGTTGCTTGTCAACTTTTTCATGTCATACCACCGCCTCCCTTTAATTGAGCATAAAAAAAGACCAGTCATCTGACTGATCTCCAAATTTATTTTAAATCTATATATTTATGATAAATGTCTGGATAAAGGTCTAACGTTGTTGATTCAATTTCACTTATCTCGATTGTTATCATCGAATACTTTAATTTGTTTGCTGATAAATGATTAGTCAACTCTTTTACATATTCATAATAATTCTTATAGGCATCATTTTTACCTATATTTTCTCTAGCCCTGATTAGTTCGCATTTCTTTTTATCGCCATTAATAATCTTCTTTACCTGTTGGATATTGTTATATGCTACTTGTGAATGCTCATTGATTTCAAATTCTTCACTAGCTTCAACAGCCGAAACAAAATTACCCTTAACTCTTTCAAGAATATCTTCTTCACTTGGAAGGTTATAAACGAAATCGAATGCATCTTGTTCACTCATTTTATTAAATCCCCCTTTAACGTATAACTAGGATTATACCCCCGTATCATCAAATTCCTCCAAAGTTATTCGATATTCAAATTTGAGTGTTCCTTCTACGTACATATTGGCTTAATTGCCATCTAGTTCTTGCTTATATCTCTAACCTATGCGGGAACTGGGAATCGAACCCAGTTAATTGGCTTAACTTGTAATATGGGGAGTATAAAAAATTTATGAAGGAATATTTTATATGATTACTTATTTGACCCATCACCCGCAGAATAAATAGGCTTTATCATCACCTATCTAATGTTGTTTTTACATGGCAATTTAACGTTTGCCAAACGGTTATCTAAATATGTTCGGTTTAATTAGTGTCCTTCTAAATTTGTGCTCTCGTTGAAGTGTGAGAGTATCACTGAATAGTAATTACTTATCCATATCATCTGACAATACCAATATAACTCTTAACATATCCGACAAGTGTCCGAACATTGACCGATAACTAACCGATAAGTGTCCGATAAGTGTCCGATTTTTGAGAATTATAGATATTTAAGTCATGAAAACGTTGAAACTTAGCAGCAAACTTCAAGAATGCTGTGTTCTTCAAGTCACTGTACCGGCTTGATTGGTAACCAATAGCTTGTTGTGCCATCTTATTACTCTCATTACGGATATAAACAACGTTCAATATAATCTTGTATGGCTCTTGAATCTCTCTTACACATTGAACAGTTGCCGCTACAATCTCATTAGCATATAGATAGCTGTTAACCTTATCATCCTGACTATTCCTTGAACCAGCTGAACTAACGCCGGCGGGGTCAAAACTTGGGGATTTAATTAATGTTGAACTTAACGATGAGCGATCGACGTAGCCAGGATATTCCTTCTCAAAATACTTTCTAACATTCTCAATCGTCTTCTTCTCATTGATTTCTGGTAATTGTGGTAGTTTTAATTCCATTAATATAACCCCCATGATTTTCTCCTGCCTTTTATCTAATTTGATTAATCCTCTTTGTTATTAATTTAGATTACTAAAATATCCAAATAATTAATTTAATCGTTAATGATGTCATAATCGCCAATAGACAACCTGATGTAACAATCTTTATAACTCTATCCATCATTGCCACCCTACCGCTTCATATTCCTTATGAAAGCTATCCTCTGTATATAAGTGATAATCTCCGTTGTGATCAGTTACTATCCAATCACCATTAATAACTGGAACTCTGCCATGTGGAGTTTTTAACATCTTGATTGCCGACCATCTTCGACTTAGTAAATTATACTTAGCAATCATCTTTCGAGAATCATCAAATTGCTCTGCTGTTACCGTATTTCTCTTTCGGTAGATTACCGGGGATTTTTGCTTAAAGCGTTCATCATAGGCATTGCTCGTAGCTTGTGTCCTACTTGAACCTGTAACGTTAGCAATATTACCTGGGATAGATGCAACTATATTTGCTGTCTGATCCAAATTATCTAGTGTCATTTTAATACCTCCGTGAAGAAATTCTTGAATTCTGTATTCTGAGTTTTTAGTTTGTTGTTTTGTTCAATCAATAATTTAGATTGAGCTTTTAACATGTCGTTTTGATTAAGTACACTATTAACAAATAGGAACAAAAGAGCTCCAATTATCACACCAATAACTATCAATATCATCATTATCTAGCCTCACCAATTCCCCACGCATGAGATAAAGCTTTGAATACGTCTCTAAATCCTCCAGTGGTATGTTCTATATCGGTTTCAAGCTCTAACGGTCTATCAATCCATTCGACTGTTGTAGGAAGAACATGTTTAGATGCCAATTTGTTGCCAATGTAATTTTTAACATCTCCAAATTTATCTTTTTGGACAAATATCTTTGGAGCCTTCTTGTTTCCAATAGGAATTAAAATTACTGTTCTGTTTTGACACACATCATGTAATTTTCCGCGTCTTTTAACTTGTTTCCATAATTGCCGTTTATTCATCGTCTTCCTCCCAAATAGCTGGTGTAATTGTCTTATTAAAAGCGTCCACTGGTGTTGTGATAACAGCCACACTTAACACTTCATCAATTTCCCAATCTGCTATATCAAACTGTTTTAGTAAATAATCTCTATCTTCTTCACTAATATCTATTCTCATTTGGTCTCTGATATTGCAATAATTATTTAAAATGGATTCCATCGGAATTGGAGTAAGTCTTTTTAGTTTCATCATTTGATTACCTCATAATCTCCATTACAAATTGCATGAACACAATTTATGTATCTAGCAAAATTGTTTGGATCGTTAATTAGATATTTAAATAGTTCTCTTTCTGTTGGTGTCCTAGTCTCCCCACCCATGACACGACCTAACTCGTATAATTGGCGGTTGATAATATTACTATTTATTTCGTTATCCCATTTAAGAAATAGCTTTGGCATTATAGGTTTTGAATTGATCTCTGCTTTAATCTCCTGCCACTTATCGTCTAATTTGTGTAACGATTGAGAATCGGTTCCATATCCAGCATTAAAAGAAATATCTGAATAATCATCAATTAGATTTAATAGTTTTTCTTTATCCATTTTCAATCTCTCCAAACGTAACTATTTTGAACACTGTGCCATCTTTATAGCGATATTTAATATTTCTAATTGCTCTTGCTGCACTGTCGTAGGTGTCATAAGCACATAATCGCTGCTTTGATGCTGACATAGCTCTTTCCATTGGTTGCCAGCCTCTGCCATCGTCGAATGTTGCTAGATAGATTTTCATCAGTCAGCCTCCACTTCAACAGCAAACTTCATGTATCTTGGATCAACTCTATTAATTTCTTCCTCGGTAAATTGTGTCTGATAGCCGTCACATTGCAGTTTTCCGGATAAAATATATTCTTCGTTAGAAGAATCAAAATTTAAATATCCTTCTGTCTGCTTAAATAATTTCACGTAGTATTTTTTGTCAGGAAATTTAGCGTCACCAGTGAAGTAATCCGCAATATCTTTAATTAACTGGTTAACATTAAATCCTACAGTCAAATGATATTTTCCTGATAACGCCGTATCATCTCTATTTACATAATTTCTAAAAATCGTATTGATACAATCTGCAGCATTAAAGCGTGCGTTTTTGAAATCTTCTAGTTCTTTACGTTCTTCATTGCTCCACCCTGTCAAAACTCTAATTTCAGTCATGTTATTTACCCTCTTTCATATCGTCAGTATTAAAAATTGCTCTGCCTTCAAAATAATCAATAATATCTTGAAGTATCTGAATTTCACTATCTCTATCGCTGTAGTAATATTTTGATCCAATCGGATTACCACTTAACATTAAATCCTTGATGGCGTCATTAAATGTGCCATTTCTTTTAATCGACTCCAGTTGAAATTTTTCTTCTTCGGTCCAGCCTTGTAATTGGCGGATAACCTTAATTTTGCTATCTCTGAAATCTTGATTAATATCTGAAATAATTGTCATTCCTGATCCATTGGTTTCTGCTGATTTGATACTTGCATTTGTAACTGTCATTTGAATATCCTCCTAATTTTGTGTAACTAAAAAGCCACGTTTAACAGCGTCCAAATACTCTTTTTCTGTGATTCCTGTGGCTTTGTGAATAGCGCTAATATTTTGATTTTGGTTAATCATTCTTTGCAGAAGTTTCAAGCTAAACATCTCATCATAATTTTTCTTTTTGGCCCGGGACTGTACCCATTTATCCATGTTCAGAGTGCCGTTTTTGCAAGCTGAAATAATGATATTTCTATGTGTTCTAACGCGCTTAGCAACTAAATATGGTGGTAATCCATTATCCAAATAGTTTTGAGCTTCCTCAGCGTCGTATCTAGTCTGTTGTTTTGTGTATCTCTGAATTGATTTAAATAGTGGGTCTTCTTCGGCGTCGTCATTGATAGCTCCATACTTGTCTTCCACTCGTTTTAGGAGTGGCAACCATGTCAACTTATCAACTCGGATATTAATCAAATCTTGATAAGCTAATTTGCTAATGCACTTCATCACTTCTGATTTGATTTCGTGTATTTGAATGTGGTCAAATAGCTTATCTAATTCCTCATCAGAAATCCCTAATGTGTCCGAAATTCCTATCATACTAGAGCCTCTATATTTGAGTTGTAAGGCCTTCAATTTGGTTTCATTACTAATCATATTGATTCCCCCAAATCCTTAAAATGGTGTGATTAAATCAAAGATAATCTCACGTTTTTCGTCCGTAGTTAGTTTGTTTCTAGCGTCCATGAAAGGCTTGTTAGTATCATTTAGATGTGCACCGTGACGTTGAATGTAGAATATTGTTGCCTCGATATCTTCGTGCTGATCCTCGTAAATCTTCTCGTAAGTGTCTTTATAGATTTTCTTGTAATTCATGCTTTGCCACCCCATATTTTTTAATATAATCGTGAGCATACTTAGCTTGATTCTTGATATAGTCGTCATTTTCATTTCCACCGGTTGCCAAATGATTAATTACTCGATTACCTATATCCATTTGTATGTTCTTTGGTAGCTTGTCAAAATCATCATGTAAAAAGTTCAATGCTGACTTCATTTCATAGTCTCCTTTTAATTAAAATGGAAGGTCGTCATCACTAATATCAATAGGTTTACTGTTGTCCTCAAATGGATCGGTAGGCTTTTTTTTCTGCACATTATCTGCACGTTTACTGTTTGAATCGTTGCCATGACTGGCGTTGTTTTGAAAATTATCTGCATCTTTTTTACTTTCAAGTAATGAGAAATTCTCAATAACAACTTCGGTTACATAGACACGATCGCCTTGCTGATTTTCGTATGAACGTGTTTGAATACGTCCATCAACACCAATGAGTGAACCTTTATGAGTGAAGCTAGAAAAATTCTCCGCTGCCTTACGCCAAATCACACAATTAATAAAATCAGCCTCACGTTCACCCTTAGCATTGGTAAAGCTTCGATTAACGGCAACTGTAAATTGTGCAACTGCTACACCATTGGCCGTGTATTTTAGTTCTGCGTCCCTGGTTAATCTACCAACTAAAACAACTCTATTTATCAAATCCCATTCCCTCCAAAGTTCTATCAAGTTCTTTACGCATATTGTCAGCTATTAAATCGAATTCAAATCCTCTTGGCCTGTTCAAACCGTCATAAGCGGCATTAACTATTAAAGTAAACGCCATATCAATTATTTGATTAACATCGCCGCTGTAATACATGCCAGAATCGCCAATTCGCCGCTCATCTAAAATGACAAATTCTGCCGTCACTTCATCATTTATAGCCTTAGTAATTTCTTCAATCGTTCTCTTTTTTGCTTTTTCTTTCTCTTTGCCATTTAATTCTTTGTCGTCTGTGTGGTAATGCCAATCTAAGCGGTGTTTCATTTCTTCAAGCTCTTTCTTTTCTTGTTCAGTTGGATCTTCTAATTTAAAAACTAATTCTTCATCATTCATTACGCTTCCACCTTTTGATTTACCTTTAAGAATTTGTTAATGAAATATTGCTGACCCTTAGTAGTTACCAGTGTTGTGATACTGATAGTCGGTTGCGTGTATCTATGTGATATTGGTGTTTCTCTAATCTCGAATACACCTAAGTTTGTAGCTTTTTGAGTTGGTGCATATCCGTTGTGCTGCTTGATTAAATAGCCTTTTTCTTGTAACCAGCGGAATAATTCATTTTGTCCAATAGCGATGCCATTTTTATAAAGCAATTTGGCAAGGTCACGAACTAAGATAGTGTCATGACTTTTGCTAATCTGGTCGGCAAATTCTGCTTTCGGTGTCATTTCAGTGATTTGTTCATCTTTACGTTTTAACTGTTCGCCAGCTTGAAGTAACAAATCTGCTAATGAATCGGGATTATGTGTGATGTCGTATGCTTTCTGATTAGTCATATAGGCGCCATTCTTGCGAATTGATGGAATAACTTCATGAGTGATCCAGCGTTTGAACTCTTTTGCCTCTGGTTTACGACTTGAAAGAATCAAGCTATAAAGTCCATACTCATTAACGACATTAATTACACCGGATAAGCCCCCTAGATTGAATCTAGTCACCTCGTCACTATCCAATCGTTTCAATGTGTCGGTGGTATTCTTGATTTCCAAAATTTTAGTAACGTCCATTGCTACAAAAAATGGTTGTCCATCAATTTGAACCGTCCGAACATCGTTACCTTTAAAATTAAAACTCTGTAAATTATTCATTTGGCTGGTCCTCCTTAGTCTCATAAATGATTGTTGTAATCAATTGTGGATATATGATTTTTCTGGAAAGGTCGTCGGAATACTCAGTACTAACATTTGTTTTAATATCAATAATGTTGTGATGCTTTAGAAATCTGTTTATACGATCATCGTCGTAGTAGTTTTTTGTTACCAAACGTGAAAATGTTTTAATCTGTTTCATCTTCATCACTCCCAAAAATATTTGAGTTACTCATTTTCTCGTAGAATTTCATATGTTCATCAAATTCTTGGTCTGTCATCTTTGTATCTAAGTCAACATGAAATTCTGTACTTGTTTTGATTCCATAAACGTCATTAACTACTTGAAATAAGTCGGCAAATGTTTTAGTTTTTGGAATTAAGTCATACTCTTTTTTAAGACGCTTACTAGTAATTACTAAATCCGGTCTAAAAGCGTCGCCACCAATTTCAAATACGAATCTATCTTGCACAACGTTGATTGTTACAAGTGCCTGTGCAAATCTCTGTTCATTTTTATAAGCAATTTCCCAATCATCTAGCGGAATGCTTTCGGAATACTCCTCACAATTTTTAAGTGATCTGTTATTCATCAAGTTAATACACGCTTTTACTTGGGCATTAGTAATGATTTCATCTTCGATTGTCATTTTTTCCACTCCTTAATTAATATTTCTACTCGTGGCTTTTCGTCGTAGTCTTTACTGCATGAATAATCTGTAACTTGTCCATCATCAAACCAAGCGTGTTTTAAGCCGTCCTGTATTGCTTTGATGTAATTATCCAAGTCGGGTTTAACAATCGGTCTAACCTCATGATTTGCACGTCTGTTGTGTTCTTTCTTCGATAATGATTTTTGAATCCCTCTGTAAAAATGGTATTCGGCAACTAGTGGCACACCTCTATCAAATAGTTGTTCATTGTGGTAGTTCATTTTGTAAAGTAGCTCTACTCTTGCCTTGTATGCTTTATATTTCGGTGGCGTATATGTTCCCCACCGTGTAACTCGTGGTCTAGCCGCTGCTACCGGCTCACCATCAACTATTAATTTAAGCTCCAATGTGGTGTACTCCCTCTCGTGGTAGGTGTTAAACTCTCACTTCATCAATATGCGGATTCAATTTGATTAATTCGGCATCAAGTCCACGGTTAGCACTTTGTAATTTGGTAGCCGCTACCGCCATATCATTCAAAATTGCTGGATCAATGTCGCAGTTGTCGCAATCCATTTGTATTTCCATTAGTCTTTGTAACGTTTTGTTTGCTAAATAAGAAATGTCATTAGTAACGTCACTAGCGTTAACTAGTACATTGTTAACGTGGCCAATGCTCCCACGTTCAAACTCGTCGCCTGTTAGTAGCAACTTTTTCTGTGCCAATTTCAAAGCCATAATTGATTCCTCCTAATTGTCTAATTCTTCTGCTAATTCAAATAGTTCGTCCATTCTATCTAATGGAACCTCGCTCATATCGCTATATCCTAATGTTTCTGCTGCGGCTTGAATTGCCCATGCTGCTAAATCGTCCATAGTTGAATCCTCCTAGTTATCTCGTTGGTCTTCGCCACTAAATACAATTGTGTTTTCTGATTTACGTGTAATTAGTCGGCTTATGATTCTACGGTCATACATTTTTGCTATTTCTTTACCTGTGTTGTTTGTGGTTATGATGTTCACTTTGTTTTTTCGGTAGTCTGCTATTCTAAATAGAATCTTTTGAGCATAGTTAGTAGCTTCGCCAGTCTGTGCTGTTAGTGAGGATTCTGAACCCAAATCATCTAACACAAGAACGTCACAGTTTTTAATACATTGCTCAACCTTGAAATTGTCGGCTTGCAGTCCCTCATCGTGAAATGCTGCTTTACTGTTGTTAACTAGCATTGCAAAGCTAACGAAATAACAAGAAATTGATGTATCTAGCTTGTTCAATCCGTTTAAAATACTGACTGCTAACATTGATTTTCCAAGTCCAGGCTTACCGCTAAATAAGAAGTCGCCTGTTTCACCTTGATATATCCTATTAGCGATATTTTTAGCCTGTGCAAGCTCATTAGCTTGTTCGGGTGTATCTGTATCGAAATCTTCAAAGTTAAATCTCATGTCGTCCCAGTCGCTGACCAATGAACTTTTATAAATTGATTTCCTTTTCTGCTGTTGATTCCTTTTAGTAAATTCAATAGCTCGTTCTTGCTCACGTTTATCTCTGTTAGCTAGAACTTGCTTGAAGTCAATATTCTTGAAATCAACACCGTGCTTAGTTGCAATCTGTTTACTAACGGCATCTAAGCCGTGAAGTGATTCCATATTTTGACCACCTTTCTAAAATGCAAATGTGTAACCAGAATCGTCTTTTTCTTCTGGCTCTTTTTTTCGTGCTTTCTCATGAGCCTTGATATTTTCTAGTGTGAATAAGCTATCGTTTTGCCAGTTGTTCAACACACCTTGAATAAATTTCCAATTATGTACATTCTTTAACGCTGCTACGTTAATTGCTTCGGCTACAATATTGCATGCTTGATCGTATGTATTACCTTTGTCTTCAAAGTCTTTGATAGCATATTCAATAGATTGACTAGTGATACCATTCAATGCTCCAATATTCTCTTGATATAGATTTGAGAGTTTTTGAAATGACGACAACGACGACTGTTTGTTATTGTCTTTTTCTTTTACTTCTCTTTTCTTTCCTTTACTTCTCTTTCCTTTACTTTCCTTGCTATGATTTGCCATTTTTTTTCGTAGCCTGGCCATAGCCGGGCTATTAACATTCGATAGCCGGGCTATAACATTGCTATCTTTTTGGTATGGCAAAGCTATAACACTTAAAATGGCACTTTTATTTTTGCTATTATTCTTGCCATTCCATCTTTTTGTGGCACCTTTTTTTCCAGCTTCCGCTCTTTTTTTACTAGTAGCATCTTTCATTGCCATTCGGTCATTAAATGATTTTGACCAGAAACGTGAACCATCTTCGCTAAATTCAAATAAATCAAAGTCTTCAATAACACTTTTAACCGTGTCTTTGTCTTCGTGTAAATCGTAAGAAATAGCATTGTAATTTGTTGAACTGGAATAAGTTGAATCATCTCTTAAACGTTCAAGAACTGCGAAATATATTCCATAACCCTTCATGCCATACTCCATTCTTAAATCAAGAATTTTAGTATCATTTCTTGCGTTCGAATCATGAGAGAAGTAGTTATTCATGTCTTCACCTCCTACCCCAGTTATGCTGTTATCGGCTGTTTCTTATTTATGGTTTTTTCTTGCTTGTCAATTTGTTTTTGTTTGTATCTTTCTGATAAAAAGTCAATACGTTTCTTAATGTTGTCTCTTTGAGCGGCTGTAATATTCTTAAAATCATTGATGTGGCAAGTTTCAAATATATTCTTTAGCAGTTTTACCCTATCTGTATTAGTTTCATCGGATAGCTGTGTAACCATATCTTCAAGTACACTAGTTTCACTAGAACTAATAAATTTCGGGCTTTGCTGTTTGTGTGATTGATAGTTAGTGCTAGAATTGTGTGAATTGTTTCCGGATGCCTTGTTGCCGTCATCATCAATGTCGCTTGAAATCCCTAACGCTGCAGAAAGTGCATAACGTTTTGCGTATGTTACTGACGACCCGTAAGATTGAGCGTCATTCTTCTTGCCAGCTGGCATACATAAAGGCCCAAACATTACCCACTGACCGCTTACATGAGAAACCAACGTCGTAACTGAAACAGTATTAGTCGCTGTGTCACTAGTTACTTCCTGTGTGAATGTCATTCCGTTTTTATCTCCGATTGTTTCTAATGCCTCGTCTGCTGACTTCATAGTTCCTTCAAGTGTCACGTAATCGCTCTTAAAGAAAGGATTTTGCTTATCCTTAGATGGTTGTTTGAGCTCTTTTCTAAAAGCAATCATTCCAGCAGTCCATTGATCAATAGCCTCTGACATTTTCATAATTGATTTTTCTCAACTTTCAAAGAAATATTTCTGCCAATAGTGACCGTTACTCCTTCAAGAATCGTTCCATCTTCAGTAACGACCTTTCCATTAATAACTTTTGTATTCTTTTTCAAATTGTTTTTATCAATGGTTTCTTTAGTTGTAATAAATTTATTCTGGTCATTATCCTTTAGTGAAGAAATAGTTTCTTTTTCATCGGTCCAATTCCATGTAGTTTTCTTACTATCTGAAATATGGACATATGGATTTTTCAATTTGAAATCTTTGTTCTGACTTTTATTGATTTGATAATATTCAAGTAATCGTTCAGTTAGCCGTTCAATACGGTTATCAATAACTTCTGTTTGGCTATCTCTCCATTTTGTAAGTCGTTCTATTTCTGGATTTGTTTCATTTCCAACTTCTTTCTTATCTTCGTTTAAAGCCATGATTTGCTTTGATAGTTCCAAAGCCTCTTCTTTAGTCATGTTGTAGCTAATATCTGTTTGCTTATCATCATCAATACCAGCTATTTCATTCTTCCAATATGTATTAAGCATCGCTATTTCTCCTTGTTTGTTTTTATGTTTCCTATCCAGTTGTCAAAGAACAATTAAAATTTGAATCTTAGAATGAATCACGTTCTACTTGTTGCATGTTGAATAGGTCAATGAAATCATTCGCATTTTGCTTGAATCCATTCACTAAGAATTCACGTTTTCTAGTAGGTGTCATGTAATCTAGTAATTGATGAACTCTGAAACGATGTGTTTCAATTAGCCAGCTTATGAAATCGTCAACGTCTTGACTTCTAAAATAGTAGTTATCAAATGTATATACTGTTTCATCAGCACCAACATAACTATCTAAATAGTCTTTGATTTCTTCACCATCAACTTCAAAATATTCTGGCTCGTCAGTAATATCCTTATATGCTGATTCGTCGAATAAGAAACTATTGTCATATCCTTGAATAGTTGCCATTTTTATACCTCCAATTTATGTGTTAAAATTAGGTTGAATATTTTAATAAGCACTGGATCCATAACGCATAGTCTGCTCACTGTGCGTTATTTTTTTGCTCATTTTTAAGCCGACTTTTAGTTTTATCTGAAATATCTAATATTTCTAAGAATCCACCCATTTTGCCAACCTCATTGCCTAATAGAAATGCTGTGACACTGAAAAATATAAGTACGATTGTCTCGACCATTTTTCACACCTACGCTTTTGCAAAGTCTTGTTTATGTTGTAAAACAAATTCTCTAAATTCTTTTGCTTGAAACTTCCAAGGGTTACCATGACCCGTTGAATATCTAACACAGCCCCCATTGCTCATATCTAATACGTTCCGATACTTATCTAGTTTCTTAACTAAGGTTGGTGCGGAACACCCTGAGATTTTGCAAGCCCAGGGCATTAATTCCAAGCCTTCATTAACAGATACATCGTTCAATTCATTGAGTTTGTCTTTACGAATCCAAGTTAAAACATAACCGTCACGCTCTGGAATACCATCGAAAGGTAACGTTTCCGCTTCTTGCATGTCTCTATCTCCTTTCTAAGACTGCTTGATTAATCGAAATGCCTTCATTATTTAAAATGTTTCTAAAAGCTACTAACATCGTTAATCCTGTATCGAGTATTTCTAGTGATGATTTACCAACTGACTTATCATCAGGTTTTAAGCTGCTTAGTTGTTCCATCAGTTCAGGTATTGCTATATCACTTTAACGATCTTCTTTCTGTACTCCTAACAAACTCGATAAGCTATCATTTTTGTTTTTGAGTAAAGAATTTAGATAGTTATTAGGAAGTCTCAATTCGTAGCAAAGCAATGCCATTAAAAATCTATCATCGCCAACTGCATCGGAAATCAACCAAAGATACTTGTCATCTACTCTGTGAGCCTTGTTAAACCAGTCGCCGGCCGTTTGTTTCTTAACATCACAGATACGACCGATTTCACTGATTGAAATACCTTTTCTGTATCGAAGGTCTTCTAATTCTTGGAAAATATTTATATTGTTCAATTTGAATCGCCTCCTTATTAGCCTTTCATTTATAATTAATTTGAAAGGTGGTGATCTATATGTCTGATAAAATAGCTTCAAAAGAAGAAACCAAACTTCGATTGATTATGTTGCAAAGTGCGGTTAAATATATGAAAGAAAATCATATAACCGAAAAATCTAAAAACGGTCAAATGCTGAATACTTTTGAACAGTACATGGAAAACACCGTTGTTAATGCTCTACTTGATCCTGATAAAAAATAACTAATTGCAGAATAAGATATCTTTCATTAATGCTATTAGATTTATGGGACCATTTTGTTAGTTTCTTAATACGCTTTTTTAATTCACCCTGATTACTACTTACACTAGTAATTGGGGTTTTGTTATTTCTATTCATTTGTTCACCTCCTAAAAATCAGATTATTTTTTGTGATTTAATTTATTGACCTGTTTTAGCTGTCCAGATTGTCTATATAAGACAGGACGAAATTTTATATAATAAAATTAATCAAATTACTGTTTCACTTTTACTTTGATATTACTATTTGTAATAGTGTTGCTAAAAAAAATAGCCTCAACCGTTGTATTAAAATGAATAGCCATTCTTATTTTCAGGTCATCTGAAACGCCCTGAACCCCTTGTTCTGCCTTCTGGTACTTAGATATAGAGATATTAAGTCTTTGTGCTGATTCCTGTTGTGTTTCTCCTGATACGGTTCTGAATTGCTTCAATTTATTCAACATCTTTGCCTCCTTATTACTTTATGTAATAAATAATACTATCACTATTTGTAATAGTCAACACTATTTGTAATATTAGTATATTTTTTTATTCCAAGTATCACTATTTGTGATACCTTATTACTTGAAAGGGTTGATATTATGACTATGACAATAGGTCAAAAAATTGCTCGTTTACGTGAACGAAAAGGATTATCGCAGCCAGAACTTGCTGATAAGCTCGGTGTCAGCCAAAGTAGTGTAGCAATGTGGGAATCTGGTAAACGAAACATAAGTAACAAGGATCTTATTAAGTTAGCTATGTTTTTCAATATCTCTATTGATTATTTATTTGGCATTAATCAAACACCAGACTGGGCAACACAAAAGGATACAGTTGATTTTCGTAACTTCCTTGATGATAATATGGCTGGTGGCATGACTTTTGACGGTGAGAATCTTACCGAAGAGGAAAATGAGAAAGTTAAGATTGCAATGACTCAAATATTTTGGGATAAGCTCAAACAAATTAAAGAACGTGAAAGGAATCAAGATGGCAAAAACAAGTGAATTAAATAAGCTTGTCTTCGCCATTGGTAAACGCTATGGAACATTTGATCCATTTGTTTGGGCTGACAAGCTTAATTTAGAAATTGATTGGAAAGAACTGGATTCTAAACCATTAGCTAAAACTATTTATTTTTTTAATGATCCCGTAATTATAATTTCAAACTCTATTAAATATTCTAATCAGAGATACTTTGTTATTGCTCATGAAATTGGACATATTTTGGAACACAAAGGTTTAGCGGCATATTATGTATCTAATAAAGTCCATAAACGTAAAACAGAGCGTGAGGCTGACGCTTTTGCCATTTCCGTTGTAACTAATTTATATATAGAAGAACATGGACAATTACCAGAAACACATTCCGATTTAACTCATTGTTATGGAATGCCTGCCATTGATTGAAAGCGAATTAACAATTCATATTATTTAATATATTGTCCAAATACTGATGACTTTAAAAGCTGACTTTCTGGGGAGAATACATATGAAAATTAAGGGGCTAATTTTATCAGGGTTAACTATTATTTTGGCTTCAACACTCGTAGGTTGCTCAAACAATAGTAGTGATTCAAGCAAAAAGTCTAGTAGTAATGATACAAAAACAGTGAAAGTAGCTAAGAAGAAAACTGCTTATTTTAAAGATAATAAATTAGTTACAAAGGATTATGATTTAACGATTACTCAAACTAAAGTTATTCAAGTTGGTGATACTGGTAACGAATACGGTGAAAAACCAGTTCTTGCATTCTGGTTCCAAATCCACAATAAAAAGGCTAAAGATTTAGATCCAAATGGCGCCTGGATTGATGTTATGAGCGCCATTCAGGATAACAATAAAGATTCAGTAAATGAATTAGACATTGGATCGTTACCTGATGAAAAGTTCCTTGATAGTCAGTCTGACAAGATTAAAATTGGTGGAACAGTAGACATGGCCGTTTCATATGAGTTGGATGACACTACAACTCCTGTTAAACTAACAGCTAAAGATATGGTTACAGACAAAACACTTGGATCAATGACATTTAAATTAAATCAATAAAAATAGCCTTAATTGGCTTTTTATTTTTAACATTAAAAGAACATATGTGCCCATAAGGCTGACAATTTAATATAAAGAAACAGCTTTATTGGCACTTTTTGAAAGGAATTGACAGGAATGGCAACTATACATAAAAGAAACGGGAAATGGGAATATCGTGTTTCCTATAAGGACCCTACCACTGGAAAATATAGGAATAAAACAAAAGGCGGCTTTGTACGCAAAACAGAGTGTGCAGAAGCTGCCAGAAAAGTCGAACTTCAAAAATCAAATCATGCTAACCTAGCAAAGCAAGATATGCTCTTCTCCGATTACTTTAAAGAATGGGTAGAGTTATATCGAATTAAAGGTAAATCTCACTCTACAATTAATAGATACTACTTTGCTGTAGATGTGATAAAAAAGTATTTTCCCAACATAAGGCTCATTGATGTCACTAAAGCTGACTACCAGAACTTTTTAAACAACTTTGGCAAGACTAGGACAAAGGTAACAATCAGCAAATACAACAGTTTCTTTAGGTCAATGTGCGAAGATGCCATTGCTGAACAATTAATCTATTCAGATTTCACCAGAAATACCACTATTGTTGCTGGCAAAGAATCCAAAAGTCCTGATGAAAAATTTCTTGAACCGGATGACTATATAAAACTCATTGAGGCCTCTAAGAAACATGCGTCAATTAGTGACATATCATCTGCTGAAGTATATTTAGTAACCCAGACTGGTATGAGATACGAAGAATGTGCTGGATTAACATGGGAAGACGTCAACCTTGATAAAAAAATAATTCGTGTTAACAAAGCTGTCGAAAATGATACACGTAATCAAAAGACAACTAAGACCCCTGCCGGTGTTAGATATGTTGATGTTAGTCGTGACTGTATCAATGTACTTAAAAAACTAAAAATTGACCAAGAGGATTACTTTCAACGCATTAAATACAAGGATAATCAAAATTACATATTTAGAAGCAAACGTAAAGAAAATCCTACATCACAATCAGTTAATCAGAAACTGAAAAAGTTATTAGAAGAAATCGGTGCAAGCAAAATTATAAATTTTCATGGAATCAGACACACACATATTTCCTACTTGTTAGATAGAGGTTTTAATCTTAAATATGTTTCACGACGCGTGGGCCATAAAACTACTGCAACAACGTTGAAATATTATACTCACATGTTTGATTCAACCTCCTTAAAACAGAGCGAAGATCTAAGAAAACTATTTGATGGTATCGAAGAAACTAATGATAACGATTAATTTTAACCAATTATTTTGCGCAAACATATTTCACTAGTTTTTTCTTGCGCAAAATAGAACAATAGAAATCTATCTGCGCAAAATTCTGCGCAAAGGACTTTTAATTTCTCTTACATTTTCATAAATACAAAAAAAGAGGAACACCATTTTAATGGTGTTCCTCTTAACTCATTTGAGAACATTTGTTCTCTTTTATTCTAAAAAAGGAGAGTACAGGATTTACAAGTACCTGTACATCAACCTTTAAAGCTATTTTGCGCAAAATACGCGCAAAATGATGATATTCTATAACGTTTTATATAAACGTATGATAATTTACTAAAACCCATTGACTACTTAAATCATGACATTAGACGTTACATTTTTCAAGTATTCTTCAATGGATTTATCTATTTCATTATCTGCTGATTCAAAAACAAATCTGTGCTTTGACTTGTCTTTAGAACCATTGAAAAAATATTCAACGTTCATTTCATCTGGAACTTCATCAAAAACAAGCGTATCAATTTTCTTTAAATCAATTTCATCATTAACCTTAATTGATCCATTTTTTTCAATAGTCATATTATTTAAAAATTTAATAATGCACTATATTGAGCTGTACTCATATTTAATCTTCCTCATTTTCGTTTATTTTATATTTAATTGAGAAGAAAGAGAGTGATTGCTATTACTAGATTCATGTTAATAATAATTTGAATCGACAAATAAAACAATCCTATTTTAATAAAACTGCTAAAAGCGCAAATAGGAAGTAAAATATTGCCTTCTATTTCAATAAAACACCAAAATATTAAAATAGACAAAATAAAAACTCTCACTCCTAAATTAATAGAAGTGAGAGCAAAAAAAATATGATGAACTGGTTACCACGCGCCTTTTCCTTGCGCTCATTAAATATATCAAATGGTCAACTACTTAGATACGGTCAATTTAATATATCTCAATATAGATTCTTTAATTATCCTTTATATACGGAACCAACCGTAAATTTAATAGGTAGAAACATATCTGTGGCAATTTGGTAGCAATATCCAACATTAGGGATATTAGTTAGCGCTGAATACTTCCAGTCACTACCGGCGTTTAGTTTACCATTAGCTTTACCATTCTTATCCAGGCTATCAATAGACATATTAGAATTAACAACGGCCTTATTAGCTAATGTTGTTACTGACTGTGGAATGTAAATATCTCCACCAATGCAATACATTGGCTCATTATTGATAATCTCAATAGCATTAGATACCCATCTGGAGTTTGGAATAATGTCAGTCGTTTCATTAGCCTTACCATTTAACTCGTAAGTAGTATATCCTCCAACCTTTTTACCTAAAACTTGAACGATATTATTAATATGTGATTTAGTGACTGGCTTATTAACAACAGTTTCAGTAATACCATTTTCAACATCATGTTTAAATTGGCTTCTGCTAATTCCCATACTTTCAAAATAACCATATGGATCAACGTGGTCTCCACCATAATTATTAGTTACCCATTGATGAGTTTTAATACCATTTCCCGATTCATCAAGTTTACAAGGAATACCATATAAATTGGCGAAATAGCGAAGTGCATCAACATATAGATGATAAGCCTTTTTAAATTTATCCTTATTGTTCTGATAAATACGAGCAAACTCAATTTGAACTGGTGCATATGGATTAGCTGACAAGGCTCCCCATGAAACATATCCAGGCTCACCAATTTGATAGATTTGTGCTTCGTTAGCATTATCCATATAACCAACGAAGTGAGTTACATATGCTTTGTTTACATTAAGATTTCGGCTCATATTTTGTACTTCATTTAGTAGCATATTGGGTTTCTTAGTATCTGGATCATAGCCAGATTCATGAGCGATAATATACTTCCTTTGTGCGATGCGTGAATCTCCTTGATCAGCTCCTAAAACATAATCAGTTTTAATAATTTTTGGATTAAACATTATTTGTTTCCACCTTTCTCATATCCACCTAGAATTCCTTTAACACCAGTGAATAAGCCTGATGTATAGCCACCTGCTAGGAAACCGATTAAGCCGGCCTTACCTAAAGCTCCATCATGAAATACGCCAGCAATTGCTAAACCGACTACTAAACCAATTACCATGCTAATAAATGGCATGTATTTATTATTGATTTTAGATTGCTTAGTTGCTGTGGTTAATAGATAGCAAACTAAAACGATTACCACCAATTCTGTAATATCAATTAACTGTAAACCTTGTAAAATATCCATTTAGTTATCTCCTTTGTTTTTAATGCTTTCTACATCATTCTCAATGTCACGAAGCCGTAATCCATGATCGTGTAGCATGTTGTCATGTGTTTTAAGTTTTCTAAACATTTTATCGTGGTCACGTGAACTGCTTTTAGTCAATTCCTGAACTGAAATTGTTAATTTATCCACAGTTTGAGTGAATTTTGTAATCGTAATAACTAATTTAACAATTTGCCACAATGCTACCGAAATAGCTGTAATGGCAGCAATCCACGCCACCCAGTTATTAATAAATACTGGGACTGATGGCATTCACATCCCTCCCTTAATTTTGTGTAAAAAAATAAGCCTATAAGGCTGTGATTTTATATCTCATATACCAAGTTTATGCTACTGAGATTTCAATAAAATAAGGTGTTGTATTTGAAAGCAAAATATACGCGCCTTCATCAGAATCCGTTCGAATTACTGTAACAGTAATGCTTGAGTATGTTATCGTCTGTAATTCTTTCAGTGTCGAGATATCTATTGTCTTTTGAATAAAGTACGTAAAACCTCCAGCAACCTTATAATCATAGCTATTAATAACTTTTATTAAAATTGATTTAATGTTAGACCAATCATTCTTAACACTAGGAAGCTTTACATTCACATTTCCTTTCGTCCCTTGCGCTGAACCAAGATACAAAATGGTTCCGCTCTCCAACATTTGACTACCAGATACATCTTTATCTTTATACATCAAACTCTTCACGTCACTACCTCCATATTTTAATTCCGCCATTAGCTTGCCTCCGTATCATCAGTTACTATATAGAACTTATTTTCCAAGGTTCCGGCTGTTTTCTTGGCTTCATAGTCAGTTTTACTAATCATTTCTGCTTTTGATTCATAGTTAGCCAGCTCCGTCTTGTCGGCTTTTTTGGTTATTCCCTCATTGATAGCTTGAACACCATCTTTATTTTTAGTCACGGCATCTGCTAGTTCTGAAATAGTGTCTAGCGTATCGGGAGCAGCACCGATAATTTGTTTAATGGTTTGTTCAGCGTACGTCTTAGCCTGTCCAACACCTGTAGCAACCTTGCTGTCGACCTCGGCAGTCGTGGAGTAGTCAGCTTTGTCTAAGGCGTTTTTGACAGCAGTTTGAACACTTCCATCAGTCGCAACATCTAGCGGGTTGAGCGAGTAATCAGTTGCTGTGGGCCCTTTTTCAAGCTTCATTCTTCTGAATCTCAAAATCGTAGTAGAGTCATATCCATAAACCTGCCAACCAATATAAATAGAATTAGTATTACTGGGGATTGTAAAAGTATAACTGACATGGACAAGATTATCACTGTCAGACACTAGATTTTCAGATGTGCAACCATCATAATCTGCCCATACACGATTAGGGGACTGATACTGTGACCTAAACTTCACATCGCCTTTGGATACTGATACATCACCCTGAATAGTATACGTTTGGCCAGCCTCCAAACCATACATTTCATTTGTTGCTGGCCTACCAAATCGGTAGTACATCTCAGATATTGAAGATGGTGGAGCAGTTAACTGGCTATACTCTTCCGTTCTGGATAAGTGGCCAGATACGGACATGTTGCCATTAAGCGGTTTGACTGGATAGTCTACATCATTATTATCGCTAGTGTTGAGTAGCAAGTTAGTCCTGACACCACTAATGTTTTGAGCGGCTAAATCTAATTGAGCTTTCAAAGCATCAAATTTATTTTTAACGTCTGTTGCTTGAGCACCTAAATTAGCTAAAGATGTATTAAAGTTTGCAACGTCTTTATTGATTAATGCTTTGAAGTCGTCATAGTCGCCTTGCAACGTTGCTAACAGTGCTTTAAATCTATTTTCAAAGTCTGATTTTTGTTCATTAAAATCAGTTTCAAAGCCTGCTTTTTGGCTGTTAAAATCACTTGCTCGTTTGTTTTGAGCATCTGTAAATGCTGTCTGTGAACTACTTTGGAATGCACTCCACGCTGTTTTATCAGCATCTAAATCTTGCTTTGACTTATCCACGAAGTCAGTCATCTTACCAGTTAATTCTGCGACCTTATTATCAATCTTTGCATTTCCAGTATCTGCAAAGTCTTTTAATGCTGAAACATAAGATTCGGCTTCCTTGATTAAGGTTTCAAAGTCATC